TTGTATATCTAACCCTGTTTCTTTTTTTATTTCTTCTAATATATCATCTCTTTTCTTTCTTAAATCTTCTCCTAATAATCTTAATTTTAGGACATCAATTCTAACTCCTTTAAATTTCATGTCAACTAAACAAAGAAATAATTTTGTTTCTAACTCAAAAATTTTTCTACAATTTTTTTGCTCTCCATCTTCTTTTGTGTATAATACTTCGTCAATTTTTTTGTTAAATAAATTCCATAATTGAAAAGTTAAACTTACATCTTGTTTTGCATATTCTTTTACAATTGAAGAGGGTAGTTTATGCATGTTAGTCATAGGATCTCTCACTGTGCCACCAGACCATTCTAATGTTTTCTGTTGTAAATCGTATTTGTATTTAGAATCGTTAAGATAATCTTTTGATAATGAGTCTAAAGAGTATTTAAATCTATTTTCATCAATAACAGATGCTGCTATCATCGTATCAACAATTCTACCTTTAATCATTTTGCCAGTCACAGCTCTAATCCAACACACATCATACATAGCGTTGTGAAATACTTTTGTAATTTTTTCGTTTTGAAATATTTTTTTATTTAAAACATCCCAAATTTTTTCAATTTTTTTAGAATCAAGATTAATGTCAGAATGTTGTAAAGGAAAATATGCAGTGTCTTTATTTGTTGCAACAGCAATACCACAAATAAAACCATCATTTCTAATAGCTCCTAATCCTTTTGTTTTTAAATTTGGATCATATGTTTCTATATCAACGGCAACAGTATCAACATTTTTTAAATCTAAATCTTCTGGTGTATTACACATTATTTATCCCCCATGAGTTTGATTTTGGTTTCACTTCTTCTTTCACTTCTTCAGGATAGTCTCTATCGATAGCCATGTCAATGTAATGTTTAGCTTTTAATAAATCTTCTTTTTGGTTTTTTTGTTTATGTCGACATAAATATTTAATTGCATTGCCTTCAGCAAACGGAATATTATTTCTGTTAATAAATTCTGACGGTTGAATAACCATTGATTTGTAGTGACTTCCACCTACTTGTTTTTTGTATATTGGTTCTTTCATTATCTTACTCCTCCTAATTTATATTTACCTTGTGATGCTATTGTCCAACAATCATACTTACCTCTACTGTATGCAACATATTTTAATCTAAGTTGTGTAAAATAATCCTCTAATCTTGTTGCTGTTAAATCTACAATTACATTATCAAATGTTAAACCTTTAACCGTGTGTATATTTCCATACCTAACTTTAACGTCCCCTTCTAAATTAAATCCTTTTTGTAATATTTTTTTAATGTATTTTATTCTGTCTGCTTCTGTTTTAGTTCTTACCAAAGCAAAATCTTTTTCTTTATTTGCGTTTTCTTTTAAATACTTGTGATCTATCATGTAGTCCATGGTGTATTCTCTATCCACCCACTCATCAAAATTTTCTTCACCTCTGCCATGAACTATCACTTTGCTACCCATGTATTGCCAAAAATCTTTTATCTGTTTTAATGACATAGCTGTCCCTTTACAAAAATCTGGCCATAGTTTGTGGCATCTTAATTCTTTCTTTGGTACGTGAGCCGTGTTCCCTACATGTGCAAACTCTATACCGTGTTGTTTAAAAAATTTTTTTACCCAAGAATCAGAAGGGGTGCCCCTATATGTAAATAAAAAAGTCTCATTAGTGTTTTTAATTTTGTTTATTAATATCTGCATGGCACTACAATTAATTTGTAAGTTTGGTAAATGATAATGATTGCCTAACACATCTGTTGGTTTCCAAATTCTGTGAGTTTTATAATGATCCCAAATTGGTTTAATAATTTGTTTGCATAAAGAATTTATAGTTTTACTACACCGATAACCCTGTTCTAATTCTTTTGCTCCTTTTGATAATTCATAAAATTTTTTTGCATTTGCACCTGCAAATTCAAATATTGTTTGATCTGGATCTCCAACAAACCAATACTCTTTAGTATTTGTTGACATTTTATCTAATGCTTTTGTTTGAGGCACGTTACTGTCTTGTGCTTCATCAACTATTAAGGCGTCTATATTTGGTTCTATAGCTTTTTCTATAAAATCTTGAATCATATCTGCATAATCACAAACAGTGTTATCTTTTTTATACTCGTCATATAATTCTTTCATACTTTCTATAGAATTTAAACTGTATGGTTTATAAACACTTTTGTCACACACTTTCCAATATTTTTTTAAAGTTTGACCTCTTCCATATGCATCCTCTAAATATCTATAAAATTTATGTTTATCTGCCTCAAATTCACTTTGATTTATTCTTTGTAATTTAAACAAAGATTCTCTTCTTGATAAATTTATATGATCTTGATAACTAAATAAGTCTTTCTTCATTCCTTTATCTTTACAATAAGCATGTATTGTGCAAATTTTATATTTTAAAGATTTTTTAGTAATGCCTTTT